CTAAGCATTCAACTGGAATATCCTTAGCATTTGTACCTTTGAGCCAATAAACATAGCGGGGTAAAATACCTCCAACAATTCGAACAGTGTTTTCTCCGTCCTTATATTCATAAGCATCAAAAGATTTTTTGATTGCTTTACCTTTGGTTTGTGAAAAAGCTAATGCCATTTTTTAATTTTCCTCGTATTTAAAGAGTATCTCTGTATTTGTTATTATTAATAACGGATTGTATTTGATTGAAGTATAGTCTATATCAGGGTAGTATGATTTTTGTAGTGCCCGATAATTGTACTGCTTATATAAATTATAGTCACGCCTAGCAGCTAGTTTGATATATTGAATTTTAAATAATATATCTGTTGATTTGTCTGCAAATAGTGCTTCTGGATTTAAAATAAAACAGTTACCAGCCAGTGATACTTTACTAGGTTTATGTTTAGAATATTTATAAGGTAATCTTTTAGAGTAGTGATACTCTAGCATTGCCATAAAACTACTACTATCACCATTTGATTGTTGTTCAAGAGTTTTCAAGTTAAAGAACAAAGCCATAATTATCGCTGGAATACATATTATAGCATTATTGGAATACGTTTGCAAGTGTATTTTTCATAAGCCTAGTATCGTCCAGCCCTTTCTCATATAAAATGCTATGCGATCTTTGTTTTGCTTTCTATCGCTTACACCACTAAACATCATATCTACCACTAATGGAGATAACTTATTTTCATGTTGTCTCATTATTCGTCCAATAATCTGCTCTAATAGCCCGTCATTTGCTATTGGTACAGCTAGTATCACACAGCTAAGGATGTTAACTGATATACCTTCTGAGAAAATCTGCCTACTTCCAGCAATGCAACTTTTTTCTCCTGATTCAATTTGTTCTTTGAGTAGGATTCTTTCTTCAAAGGTTGTCCCACCAACAATGCACACACACGTTTCACCAATTAGTTCTCCTACTTGTTTAAGAAATTCTACCCTATCTGCAATAACAAGGACTTTATGTCCTTTATCAATTTGTATTTTAGCAGCAGCAGCTATAAAATGTTGGTAATCTGAATCGTATAATAGATTATTTATTTTTTTAACCCAAGGTTCTCCAGGTGAAAGAGAAATACCTGTTTTAATAACCTGTACTGTAGGAGTAAGAGTATTTTCCTGTGGAGGTTGATATAGTTTTGTACCAAAGAAGTCTTTAAATAGTATCTGTTTACCATCTTTACGCTGCATAGTACCGCTAAGACCAATTTTATAGCGGGCGTGCATACTATCAATAAAAGAGGTAAAAGTACTAGCTGGGCAGTGATGGGCTTCATCAACTATTACTGTGCCAAACTCTTTTGCAATTTGTGGCGTTAACTTTACTAAAGTCTGTATATTTCCTACTACTATTGAGTGATCTATGTCAAATTTACCAGAGCCAATTACTCCTACAGGCATAGCATATAATTTCTCAACTTCTTCTATCCACTGATCTCTCAGCATAGTGTTATGACATACTATAAGTGTTTTCTGACCTAGTTTTCTAGCTATATGTAGGGCGGTAAAAGTTTTACCCCATCCTACCATTGCATTAATAAAGCAAGTATCATCAACCTCATTATATACGTCAAGCTGACTTCCTCTTAGCGGAAACTTAGGGTTAGGAAATGGTAACTCATTTATTATTCTTTTGTCTGAGATTTCATATCCTTCAGGAATTAAATCTATTCTACCCACAGGTATAGACATAACACCCTTAGGTAGTACTTTATAATTCTTAACTATGTCAAATTGAATAAAATGACTCTTAGCACCAGGAATATTTCTACGAATTTTATAAGTAAGAGTTTTAATTAACTTCTGTGCTAATTCAGTTGTGGTTTCTAGGTAAATTTTATTTGATATAATTGCTTTAGGCATTAAATCTTTCTCCAAGTTTCTTCATATGCCTTATCATAAAAGCCATATAAAATCAAAGATTTACCATAATGTAAAATTCCTGCGTATCTATTCATGCTTTCGGGAGTATACAGAGCTTTAAATCTAGTATTTAGATCTTCTACTTCTATTATTACTCCGCCTCCTTTTATTGGTATTAATGCTTTTATTTTATGAAATTTAAGTTTAGCTTTAGTAGTTTTTGCATATTTAAATACTTTACCATTAGAGTCTATAAACCACGTATGCGGTGTAGCTATCTTAATTAAGTCGCCAATAAAATATACAGCTTTATTAATTTTGAATAGGTTAGCACCTTCAGATTTTAACTTTAATCTTCTAAGTGCTAAACTATCTTTGTCTATATTTAAATCGTCTACTATTTTTAGCTTTGCAATAGTTTCATTATCGTCAGACTCGTATTGGTATAAGTAAAAAACTACTTTATCCATAGTTTCAGGCTTACTTAATCCTAACTTAAATACTGGATAAGCTATGTCCTTCAACGAGATACTGTTTATCAAATTTTCCAAAACTATAATCCTGTCCTACTTCTTGATCTACGCCAATTGGATAACCTGGAATAGAACAACCACGATCTTTTTGAGTATTTCTTTTCAAGATTTCGCAATATTCTTCTACACACTCATCTTTAACTAAGGCTACAATTGAGTCATGTACTAACATGAATATTTTAGCATCTATACCTTTAGCTTTGATTTCATTAGCAGTATCCATTGCGCCAAATAAATTCATATCACTTGCTAAAGATTGTACTTCTGCATTGATTCCGGAACGTACCTCGTGGGCAGCAATTCCCTTATCTGTGGAGAACACATTGATAAGACGACGCTTCCTGCCAAAAAAGCTATAAGTGTAACCATTAGCTTGAATAAATTCTTTACGGCTATCCAGCCACTTTTTAAGTTTATTGAATTTTTCAAAGTAAGATTTAATATCTTGTTTTGCTCTGTCGATACCATAGTATTCACCTGTTGATTTTGATACTGTATCAGATACTTTTTGAGGGCCAGAACCGTATAAGATTCCGAATGAAATTGCTTTAGCACTTTGACGCATAGAGCTAAATAGTGGTTTAACATCCTCAACTTCACAAACTAGATCAAATACCATTTTAGCAATAGTACTGTGAAAGTCACCGCCTGATATAAAAACTTGTTGAAGATTCTTATCATTACTAAGAACAGCCGCATAGTACATTTCAGCTGTTGTTAAGTCTTGTGATACTATTTTGTAACCTTCAGGTGCCTTAATACATCCTTTGATGATTGAATTATCTCGTGGAATCTGTTGAGCATTAAACTTCCCACTACTAGACAAACGCCCACTAGTGGTAAAAATAAGATTAAAATTTGTACGAATTCGGCCATCTTTGTCTAACTCCGGTAGGATTTTACTGATGTAAGTATTCTTGATTTTACCTAATTGCCGTACTTTTAGTATAGCAGCGGGTAGTGGGTGTTCTTCGGATAATTCTTCTAAGACTTCAGCATCAGTTGAAATAGCTCCGGTGCCGGTCTTCTTTCCGGTGGGAGTAAGTTTAACATAATCAAACAAAACTTTTCTAAGTTGTTGTACTGAGTTTGGATTAAAAATAATTCCTGCGTCTGTTTCGAAGTCTTTAACTTCTTGAAAAGCATATACTTCCTGCTTAGCTTCTGCAATTTGCTCATCTAAGAATCCCTCGGCTGAGGCCATTCTTTCTTTATCAATTGGAATACCTACTTCTTCCATATCCATTAAGAATAGGGTACCAGGTATTAGTATATTCTTATATACCCATAATAGTTTAGTATTCTTTTGAACATTAGGCCAAAATTTATGGAATAAGGTAATAGTTACTGCTGTATCAATTGCTGCATATTTTGCAATTACATCAAAAGGAATTAGGTCATAGGTAAAATCTTCAAGTAATAATCCCTTACTAGAGCAGTATTCCTTCTTAAAACTATCTAATTCTGCATCATAATCACCGTACTCAGTATACTTAAGAGCTAAAGGTTTTAAGCCGTGACTATCATTTTCATCTAAGGCATAATGCATTAGCATTGTGTCGTGTACTCGTGCTCTATTGAATTTAATTCCTAAATGATATTCGATCATTTTAATATCGAACTTCATATTATGAAAAACTATTTCATACTTATCAGCAATCTGTTGTACTTTTTCTAGACATTCTTCATCTAAACACTCTGTACTAATATATGCACCATGCTTATCTTTGTAACTAATAGATAGTCCTAGCACATATCCATCTCTAGGATATAAGGCTGTTGTCTCTGTATCCATTGCTACATAACCTTCAGCATTATCAAGTACTTCTTGTAAGAATTTTAATGCCTGGGTAGTATTTACAATACCTAAGTAATCTCCAGTAATACTTGCATTCTTAAT